CATATAGTTTAAAGGTCAGTCCCAGCACTCCACCATAGGTGGGAGCGCTCGGGACCGCCTCCAGGTTATCGCCGGCAATGGGGTAATGACCAAAAATATAGCCGCCCTCATTACCGCCGGTAGTCCCAAGTTGACCGGTGGCCAATTTTGCCGCGTTTCTCTCGATGAGCTCCTCGCGATCTTCCAGGGTTTGCCAAAAGGCCTCCAGATCCCCCACGTTAAAAAGGACTCTCGCGCATGACATACGAATTCTGCCATCGGTTACGACTTCCGGGCTCTCCCAGTACATATCGTCGAAAGCCTGGGTATCGTCTCCCTCCCACTCATATACGAGATTGTCATAAGCCATTAGACTGTCACCTCTAAATTAAAGTACAGCGTATCGGTTTTGGGATCGACATACACAGCCGTTGCAGCCAGATCGACTTTCGAAACTGATCCATTTTCCATGTTGATAATCACCCCTCCCACGTCGCCGGCGCCATCGTCGTAAAAGGCAAAATACCGGCTATCGTGATAAGCTGCGATAAAGGTCTGAGGATGCAAAGCGCTCCAGTCTTTCGAGGTGTAAGCCTGTTTCGTGATTACCTTGCCAGATCCGCCCGAGACGAAATACAAACCGTCATTAGATGGAAATGCGATACCGCCTTCAAAAGCGATCAACCCGCGAGAAGACACGCACGGATGAGAGTCCGGGAATTTGACAGGCGTTAATACCCCTGGGTGATTGCCTTGAACGATAAACGGGTTTTGCTCGGTGCCGATAACCAGGGTGTTACCCAGTCCGCCCATGGCCACTATCGGAAAATCGAGCGGAAAGCTGTACTCCGGGGGATAGGCATGCGGGTAATTGGGCTCGCAGAAATACAGGTCTTTGCCGTTGAATCCGGCCATAAACCGGCCAATACTTGTTAAACCGTGCATGGCGATTGGAGGCGGATACCATGTAGAAGACGGAAGGATCACGCCGCCTGCGGCTTCCGGGTCGGTTTTGGTATCGGCGTAAACCGTGGTAGCCATGGCCACAGATCCGACAAAGTTCCAGGTTGCGAATGTTTCTCCGCTTAGGCTTCGGTAAACACGTTTCGATGAGCCCGAATCGAATAAAATCGCCTTTTTGTAGGCTCTCCAGGTAACCCCGTTGTCAATAGTATCGCCGTCAACGGTAGTGCCCCAGGTTGGCTCTCCGCTGCCCGAGACGCCGCCATCCACACACATATAAACGTGATCGACAACCCCGCCGGAAGGAATGACATATTCGCCCTCCGCATAAGTTTCGCTTGCCTGCCAGGCTATCGTTATCCCGGATAGATTGACCGTTTGTCCCTGTATGGCCGCAACGATATTGCTGGCCAAAGACGGCGGGCCTTCTTCTCCCCAGGATGTTACGATGGTATATTGATAAACCAGGTTTCGAGCGTCTCCGCTTCCGCCGCCGCCCAGGGCCGCGACAAGCGAGCCATGCGGGATCGGCGCTCCCATCGGATAATAATTGACCGGGTAGGGCGGTGATCCGGTTGTAGCTTCGGCCTCATTGGTTTTCTTCGGGATACCAATGCCGGTAAAATAGCGCCGGTTTGTGGTATCGGCCGCGATCGGACCGGGAATGACATCAACATCGGCCGAAAACTCGAACCAATAAGTCTCTAAATATTGGTAGATTGTTTTGATCAACACGTCGGATTGTGCCAGCGTGGTATCAATGAGCTCCTTTTTCCAGGGCGAGAGCGAGCCTTTCTGTAAATTGACATTTGTTGCCAGCTTGGCCATATTCGGTTTTAGCAAATGGGCCTCGACGGCCGGTTGCATGCCTGAAAAATTATCAATCGATATCAGCATGGTTATGAATCCTCAATGAGTTGGGGCTGAACTTGCTTGTATTTAAATTTAGGATTATGAAAAACTTTAACTCTGCTTTCCGTGTCGGTTAGGCAAAAACGTACTCGCAGATCTATCGGCCTTTCTTGAACTCGAAAATGCTCGCGGGCTCCGGCATTGAGCTCTATTTCAAGAGCGATTATCTCGTTTATGATGTCTTGCCATTCCTGTTCATCCCCGCCGCCGGTAATGACGATATTTGCTTCTAATTCAGCTCTCCACATTTACTCATTTCCTCGCGTCCAGATCCTCCCGCCCGAGACGACGCCGGCCAGGTTTCTTAGGTGTTGCGCGTCATACGCCAGGCAATAAGCGTATGTGTATTCCAGATCTTGATCGAGCGCCCATGTCTCGCCGCCGTCTTTGCTTACCCATATCTGAGAATCGTTTTCGGTACCGGCAAAGATCCAATGGTTAACCGGGTTGTAGAGCAAGGAGTGGACCTTTGTTTGAGGATCGCCCTCGATACTTAACTGTTTTTTCAGTACCCAGGTATCCCCGCCGTCCACGGAGGTCCATATAGCTCCAAGGTTGCCCGTTCCGGCTACAAGCACATCGTTATAGGCGTCATAACAAAGGGAAAGAACAGAATAATTAGAGTTGTTCTCTTTTCTTATATCCTTTACTAAAGCCCAGGTATATCCGCCGTCTATGCTTTTCCACACTTGACAACGAGTGCCGGTCCCTGCCCAAAGCGTGTTGCGACTGGAATCAAAGGCAAAAGAATAAACATAACCCAGATCGATGAAATCGTTTCTAACGCTTAGCCGCAAGTCCCAGGTATCCCCGCCGTCGGCACTTCTCAAAAAGACGGAGTCCGCAGTTCCCGAGCCTCCAACAATGTCATGCGTGCCGGCATCATAGCCGAGGGCGGCTACAGAATTTTCCGAATAACTGCTGTCACTCATATCGAGTTCCAGGGTCCAGGTTGCCCCGCCGTCGTCGGAGATCCAAATTTGTCCGTCCGGAAAAGTGCCTGCTACGAGGATATCGTGATAAGCGTCGTAGACCAGACATCTAATGCCGGTCTGAGAGGGCGATTCGTCGCTAAGATCCTCTGCCAGTGTCCAGGTATCCCCTTCGTCGTCGCTTTTCCATATCTGACCATCGTTGGCCGTACCGACAAAGAGACGATCCCGGCTCGGATCATAGGCGCTGGCATCAACAGCTAATTGAGAGGGAGACTCTAACCATAGATCTTGCGCGAGTGCCCAGGTTTCCCCGATATCGTCGCTTTTCCAGATCTGGCCTTTGGAAAAAGAAGTTCCTGCAATAAGGACATCGTTTGTAGAGTCGTGAACCAAAGTATCGACAACCCCAACCGGATCGGCCTCGTTTTTCAGGTCTTTTTTCAGCGTCCAAGTATCTCCGCCGTTGGTACTTTTCCAAAGCTGGCCGTCCGGATAGGTGCCTGCGATAATAACGTCGTTTGTGGAATCAAAGACCAATGCTCTGATTTCGGTTTGGGGGTCCGTCTCGTTGCTAAGATCCTTTTTCATCGTCCAAGTCGCGCCGCCATCGCCACTCACCCAAAGCTGCCCGTCGCCGCCGGTGCCGATCACCAATATGTCATTGGTTGCGTCGTAACACATTTCGATGACTAAAGTTTGCGCTGGTATTTCATCGGCGAAGTTATGGACTTTCGCCCAAAACTTTCCGCCGTCGCCACTTTTCCACACGCAAGTACCGCAACCCGCAAAGAGGAGCGCACGGCTTGAATCATAGGTCATACATTTAACCGTACCCCAAAAGTTCTCAATATCCGATAAGTCGACTTTCATATCCCATGTATCGCCGCCATCGTCGGTAAGGTGAATCATGGCATTGCTGCTGCCCGTTCCCACCACAACAGTTCCGATATTTGGATCGACGCCGATAGCCCTGGCATAAAAGTCCGAGGGCGATTCGTCGCTGATATCGTATTTCTCGGTCCAGGTATCCCCGCCGTCATCACTTACCCATACCTGAGCGTCGTAATAGGTGCCTGCAAATATCAGGTCCGAGGTTGGGTCATAAGCCAGCGCTACGACTCGCTCCTGAGCGGGAGATTCGTTGCTTAGATCCTTTTTTAAATCCCAGGTACCGCCGCCGTCATCACTTACCCAAAGTTGGGCGTCGTTGCCGGTCCCGATCACAAACACCTCATGCGTGGGATCGTAGCAGGCTGCATAAATATTAGTTTGAGCCGGAGATTCGAGCCCGAGCGAGTGCTGCAGGGTCCAGGGGTCGCCAGGCATCAAAAGGTCATAGTCCCATCCGATATCCTCGTAACCTTCGAGCCCGCACGGCGCCCCTGTGATAATGTCCCAATACGGATCGACACCGTTAAACGACTTCCACCATCTTACACACCCTGCCGGCGCGTTCTGGTAAACCTTTTCGCCGGCGTACAAAGGGGATAGGATCTCATTAGGGTTATAATCGATGGTCCTGTTTTCGCCGCGCTGGATAATTGAATTATAATGATCGGCATGCGTGCTGCCATAGACCAGGGTGCCTTGTGGCCAGGTGGCCGGGGCCGTTGTACCGCCTTGGCTGCGAACGACCGTTAAATAATTACCAAAAGATGAGTTGGCAATATCGACCTTGACAATTTCCCGGTTAACCGGTCCGCGCAATTTCAAATAGATATCGTTCGCGGGCGCGTTTAGGATTGCGCCATACTCGGTTAGGTAGACCTTCATCGTGGTATCCGCTGCTAATATCGCTTCTACAAGGTGCGCAACGGCTTTATGAGCTAATCCGATAGCCATGTGTGTCCCTCTTTAGGTTTGAGCGTTCATTTCCTGCCATACAGTCCCGGAGGTTTGTTTCCACCATCGGCCGGTAGTGCTCTGAAAGACCTCCTCGCCAAAATAGTCGGCTGCCAGGCTGCCGTCCGGGTCGGTCGTAACGGTTCTGAAATCCCCTTTTTGCAAGAAGGCATTTAGCATCGTGCCACTCATCGAGTGCATGAGATATGCGCCGGCGCTAAACGATTGTGGCGCCGATGGGTGCCTTGTCACTGTGAGCTGATCGCCTGCCCTGGCCGTTACCGTGATCCATTCGGACTTTGAGCCCTCGGTGATATTCGCCTCGAACTCCTCTCCGGCTCCAATGCTGGGGAGCGTGGCGCCGTCTCCGGACTCCAGCGTGATCGTGGTGTCTCCGGTGCCGATTGCGCTTTGAAGGTTGCCCTCGCCATTGTTGGAAAATTTAAAAGTCATGGTATCGTGTCCTCACTATTGCCCGTGTTTTCACCCGTTGAAAGCCGGTAAACTTTTTTTGCTTTGCAGGCATCATTTTTGCCTCATAGCTCTGCAGAAAGCCGCCGGCTGCCTTCAGATCGGTCCAGGGCATATTAAGAATTGACTTTAGCCTGCCCTTGGCGCCGTCCGCGATCATGTCCTTAAAGTTCTCCCATAGAAAGATAGGTACAACGATGGAATCAACCAAAGGAATGAGAATCGCCCAAACTTCCAACCCGGATGTTAAATCCGCATCCGGGATATAAACCAGGCGGAGATTCTTTTCGAACGTCACGAAATACCTTTCCGGCGTGTCGGTGGTCTTCTCGCGCCAGGTGGTTTGATCTTCCTGGGTATCGTCCTCATCGAGCGCCGCTTCAGAGGTCGGATAAATGGTTTTGCCGTTGAATTTCGCCCGGTCCGCGCCGCTGATCTCCACGTCGGTTTTCGTGAGCGCATATTCTGCAGTATCGCCAACTACGTCGATGGGATCCAGCGCCTCCACCCATAACATTGTGCGCTCGCATAGGTCCCTGCAGGCGTTGACTATCTCGCGCCGGATAATGGGGTTAGGACAGAGCTGGGCCGCCGGAATCACGTCCGGGAACCATAAATCTACGGATATATCAACCATGTTGCCGCCTCCTTTTTAATGGATTATGCCTTTCGGTATTTCTGTTCTTTAACAGCTCTAAGTCCCAAATCTTGTAAGAAACGGTTATAAAACATCTGACTCCTGGGCGTGTTGCCCGGAGTGTCAGAATCATCGTCATAGGCGATATAAACCATCCCGTTTATAATCGCAGAGGAGAAGGTGTCATCGATCGGAATTATGGCCAGCTTAAAATCCCCATTGCTATCCCACAGCACTTGGGCCGGTATGGTCGTAACTCGCGACAATGCCTGATTGTTTCCCGTGGAACGCGGGTAAATCATAAATTCGACCTTGCTTTCGGGTATCCTGAACCAATGCTCTACGTTATTGGCCGGGGTGTCCGCCTCCCAGCCAGGTAAAAGCGCTTTCATGATATCGAGCGTCGTCTCGCGGATCGCCGGGCCGGGAGTCGCGCCGTTGGCGCCCATATTCATTATGACATCGACGATCTCGACGCCATCGGCCGGACAGACTTGGCGCGTCGACGGTGATAGCTGCCAGGTTCGAGAATCGGTATGGGACCGGGGTACGAGGTTGATAATCTCCTTGATAGCCAGGTGGTAAAGATCGAGGAGGTTTTGCTCGCTGTATTCGTCGTTCGACTCATCGAGAATTTTTCGTTCGGCCATGTCAATGCAATGGCCTATCATCGTGGTTGGCATTGAAAACCCTCCTTATAGGCTGCGGACCATGCCGGATAAATGGAAGCTGGTCACGTCAACGGTGTCAGTCTGTATCCTAATAGTCTCGGGGTTTTTGGCTGTAATCGGAATTACCATCCGCGCCTTGGCTGCAAGGGACTCCTCAAATGCAAGCCAATCCTCGCCGGCCGCTGCCCCGCTCGCGTCGGTATGCGCTACGTTAAACGTAACAGCTGAGGTAGACTGGTTGACAATGGTGAGGTTTCCCACAATTTCGGTATCCGAGGGAACTGCATAAAGTTCGGCCTCGGTCGTAGCGGCGGGCCTCGAAGCTGCGATTCGTTTATATGCGATATCTACCATGGTTTACCCTTTCATAGGATGGAGAACCACCATCCGGCTGCCTCTGCCTCGATCGTGCCTTGTTTGGTGACCTGAAATTCTGCATGTTCGTGGTATGGCTCAGAGTATTCGCCGTCGTGGCGGTGATTAAGTTTCGAATAAAGCCCATCATGCTGATGTTGTAGGGCCGCGTACAAACCATCGTGATCGTGAACAACAAGAGCGTACACGCCTTCAACATCGACAATTTCGGCATATACGCCCTGGTGATCGTGGCTTAAAACTGAGTATAAAGTATTGTGGTCATGGCCTCCGGTGGTGGCCTCGACGACAAGTTGATCGTTTCCGGCTAAATAGTCCACCAATTCATAATAGGTGATAAAGCGCTGGTTTTTGTCGGTATGGCGCCCTTCCCGGATCTCCGCAATCGTTTTGAGCGCAAGCAGTAGATTGCGGAGGTCCGCATCCTCGATAAGGACATCAGGTATCGCCGGAACTTCTTTCCCTGAGATAGTCATCGATAATAAACCCCGCTATGGCTGGATCTTCTTCCGGCATCATGTGTTCAAGTTTCTTGGCGACTTCTCGCCGGACATCGATCGGCCATGTCATAACCTCTTGGTGGTTCTCATCCACAAAGCTCTTGAAAGCCTCTGCGGACAAATACTTGAATTCCTTGACTTTCGAGACTTTCTCATCAAGGGTCCAGTCAAAATCTATCAGTTTGGGCTCATCTGCAGCGAGCGCCGCCTCGATCGCTTTTTCCTGGTCGTTGGGTTTTTCGGCCTCTTTCTTCTTTCTGAGTACATTCCGGGTCATGGGCTCCGGGGCTGCGCCTTGGGGGCCTTCCAAGCCCTTTGGCGGTTCATAAATCCGGTAAACACCTTCTCCCATTGCCAGCAAACGGCGTCGGTGGGCATCCCCTCCGACAAAACAAACGTGGTGGCCTGCGCCATTCTTGGTAAAACGGTACCTGACTTGCTCAAAATCGACGAACGTGTCGCTATCATCCGAGCGCTTAATTAAACATTGGATATACATTTTTAGGACTCCTCTCCTATTAGCCGGGTTATCGGGGTTGCCCGTGGGAGTTGAAAGGAGGAACTTTCAGCGTCCGCCCGACTCGGATACTGTTTTGCAAAGCCAACCACTCCCACAGGCAAAGGGTTAAGATTGCGGGAGGCGTGGAAATTATCAGCAAAGGCAAGAAACCACTAACCAACCCTGCCTATTCCGTTACCTCCCGCAAAGTGTTTAATCGTCGTATTCTTTTCCTCTAAACAAAACGCTTGCCTTGATACGGCCAGAAGTCGCGCCGGTCCCAGGGGCGGTCGTTACGTGATAAACGACATATCGCTCTTTGTCGACGGCAACTTCCAGAACCGCCCGCCTGGCTGCGTCCAGATTGTCCATACGGGCTACGCCTGCAGCCTGGCCGAGGACGTTGGCGAGAATCATCTCGGAATTTGCCAAAGCCAGGATCGCGCCCAGCTCCATAAGAGCCAGATCGCCCACAAGGCCCGCGCCGGTGTCAAGATCGTCCATTTCAAGACGTGCATCGATGGGGATACATCCGGGCGGAATTCTGGTCAAAACTACGATGTCCTCATCGACAAGGGCCGCCGCAAGGTCGTATTTCCCCTCGACGACGTGTACTTCTCCCGCGCTGTGAATTCCAGGCGTGGGATTTTGGCTTTTAGCCTGTTCGCTCCAAAGTAATGCCATGATTAAGCCTCCTAATTAAGATTAATGGTAATGGTTATCGCCAAAAGTGTCGAGCCGGTCCCGGAAATTAGGCCGGAGACGACGCTTGCGTGTCGATGGAATACATCCCGAAATCCTTGCCATTGAAAGTGACCTTCTTCACAGCAAAAATAGACGACGTGGATATGATTGCCTGGTTGCCGTTGTCTCGGCTTTCTTCATGCCAGGAGAATCGAAGCCCGGTCCCAGCTGTACCAAAAGCGAGGACCATGGCCTGCTCGCCCATGAAAAGAGCCCTGCAGGCCTCAACAGCGCCGGCGCCGTAATCGTCGAATCTGATCAAAGATTCATGCTCATGCAACACGACGTTGTTATACATACCCAGGGTGCCTTTGAAGATCGGGCTTTTCCGGCCTTCGGCGCCTGCAGCTGCTTTCTGGATATCGAGCCATTGGCCAGCCGCTGAGGCGGTCCTGACATCAAATACCTGCCAGGGGTTCATCAGGCACACGAAATGCCGTTCGCCGTTGATCATAATGGGCTGGATCTTCGGAGTTTGGGTATTTCCGTCGGTGCCAGCCGCGCCTCCACCAGATCCGCCGCCCATCATAGCCGCAACCGCGACGGCCTTGTCGATCTCCGTCAAGCTCATGTCATGGGCGCCAGCGTCCAGGACTTCGGTTTTGTCCACAGCATCGCCGGCAAAGGCAATATGCTCAGAATCAGGGGCGGTAAGCGGGTTGTTGGCAAATCCCGCGTAGGAGGTGGGATAGATGAAATCCAAGTTTGTGCCGCGAGCTCCAGAGCCGTACATGAAAATCAGCTCATCGAAAGCACGCTGCCACCAGTCCGAGGACCGGCGCCGGGCGGTTTTGCGCAAAGAATGGATCGTCCGCTTGCGGGTCATCCTGCCACCCGCGTTGACACCGCCTCGCATCTGATCGATATAGATACCGTCGGTGTAGAACTTCAGATCTTCTTCCTTGTTTTCGAGAACGTCATCGCCTTCGACCGGCTGCATTTTGAGCTGCATGCTCAGATCAAAAGAAATGTATTCACCCGCATCGGTTTCCAGGTCCGTAAGCTGCTGGATCGGCATTGAGCTTTCTTCGCCCTTGCCCATGAACTTCTTACTCCAGTAGCTCTTTTTTGCGACATCAACCGCCATAAAGGCGGAGTATTTTTTGACCGCTTTTGGGTCATTTAGGCCTACGATTGTTCGTGCCATATTTAGATCCTCCCTCAACTATTCAGTTTTAGTTAACAGTTCATTTCAATTTAATTTTTGCCTTTTGTGGCCTCCTGGCCTGCCCCATCCAGCTATAATTGAACCGTTCGGCTATAATTGAACCGAGGGGGGATCGTGCGCCTTTGTGGCGCACGAAATCCTAAATATGAGCGTTAACGGACTTTGTCGCTAACGCTTTTACTCTAATTGCCTGGCTGAGTGTGTTCATCGTCCTCGCCCACGTTCATTTGCATGGCGTCCGCCGGGATCGCTTTGCCCAGGGCGTCGTACATCGGGAAAACTTCATAATCATACCACGTCGCTCGTTTCATCAGCTCTAAAGCGAATTCGACGGCCTTAATCGCGAGCTCTTTATTCTGACTGTACTGGTAATAAGGTTCATGTGGTGGTCTGATCATTTTGCTGCTTTCCGATTGTGCTGATTCTTCTTTTTCGTGCATTTGGGTTTCCTCCCTCGTTTAGGTTGCTTGGTTATTGTTACCTGGTCGTCGGCATCGATTGAAAGCCGAACCTTACCAGCTGAGCGCCTCGATAGACGCATGGTGACTGATAGCCCGAATTGCTCGCACTCCAGAGTGATAACGTCGTTGACCCCAATATCCGTATGGAATGCCATTCAGAATCCGCTTTTTAGATTGAACTCTCATATCTTGCGAGCTGTACATCGCTTAAACCCTCAACGGCCTTTTCATAGGCTTCGCCGTCGAGCTTATCCAACCACTCGAATTCACCGACGCCGTCATCGATCTCCGCTGCTGGTTTGCCTGCAAGGGTTTCCGGGGCCTGCTTGGACGCCTCTTTCTTTTTGGCCGATTTTAGAGCTGCCTGCTTCTTTTCTTCCTCGGCCTGGTCGGCTACTTCCTTCGGATGGCTGGGGGAGAAGCGGGAAGCGACCTCCTCTCTTGCCTGGGCCAACAGGTCCGGCCCAGGCAAGACGGCGCCTTCTTCCGTGGACATTATTCGATTAACGGTGGCTGCAAATGCGGAATAGACAACATCATCACCAGCAATCCAGTCGTTTGCTTCGTCGGTTAGAAACGTCTCTTGCTCCCATTCCCAGCGGGTATCGACTGACTCCGCGCTAAACTGGGTGGCCACATTGTGCGCCCACAGTTGTTCTTTAAAGGTGTCCCTAAGATCCAGGTACTCATCATAATCGATGGCGCCCTCTTGGAAATCCTTTTTAGCCTTATCCAGCCCATCATTGACGGATTTAAGTTCCTCATCGTTTAGGCCTGCCAGGGTTGGGACTGGGGCCATATCCGTCACTATCTTTGCGGGCTCCTCTGCTGGCTTGGCCGCCGCCGCCGCCGCCGCTGCAGCATCGTCTTTTTTGGCGATAGTTCCAGGTTCTCCCGCCGCCTTGGCCTTTTCTTCGGCCTCCAGCTTTGCCCTTTCATCGGCTTCGGCTTTGGCTTTGGTTTCCTTCGCGTCTTCATCGGCCTTGGCCTTGGCTTCGGCTGCTGCGTCCGCGTCTTCTGTTTCTTTGGCTGCAGCTGCGTCCGGATCTTCCTCGATATCAGCTTTCAGGGCCTCGCGTTCTTCTTCGGACAATAGATCCTCATCGTCAAACTCTGTGTTGAATTTGACTTTGACCTCCTTGCCCTGTTCTGAAATAGCTATGTTATCTCCCATCGGGTACACTCCTGTGTAAGGTTAAAAGTTAATCTATATTAACAAATCGTTAATGTTTGTTAATAATTTTCAGCTTCATCGAGTTGCCTTTTCGTCGCTTCGTTCTTCGCTCTCATCGTGCCAGCGACGCTATCGGCCGATACCCCGGATGGATTGCGGTAGTGGGTCTTTTTAAGTTTTTTTCTTTTTCCGGACATTTCTTTTCTGCCCTTTAGCAGATCCAGTGCTTTTTTTACGAGTCCCAGTGGCATTGGCTTTCTCCTTACTTTTATTGGTTAACTGCATTTGTTTCCGGTCTTCACGCTTATTATCGATGTCCGCCAAGATTTTAGCTCGCTCTAATTCGTTTTTCACCTCTTTATCGTCTGAATCGTCGCGGGCGATAGCATCATCACGGCGGGCCTTGGCGTCGATCGCATCGGCTTCGGCTTCCAGCTTATCCACTTCGGGCGCCGTCTTATCCTCGATCGCGATGGTTTCCGCTTTCAGCTTCTCGGACTCCCAGCGGGCTTTTTCTACCATCAGATCTTCCAGGAACTTCTCAACGGCTGCCTTGCGCTCTGCAGCTTCTTGCTCTGCCTGCTGCTCTGCCAGTACTTCAGGATCGTCCGGGTCGCGGAATGGATCTTTTTGGCCGTTGAAATTGCGGATACGTTCGACAAAGGCATCCTTGGAGGGGACGTCGGACAGGTCGACAATCAAGTCCAGAATCTGAATGGTGATCTCGGGCGGAATCTTGGTGGTCAGCTCCATCATGGCATCAAACATGGCTTGGCGGACCGTGGCACTATGGGCCTGTTCATCGACGGCAAAATCGCCCTGGGTTTGCGTGATATCGTTTAGCATTTCGCCCGTTTCCGGGTCCGGCGTATTGAGGGGGATAAACTCCGGCTGGCCTTTTTTGCCGGTTATCCTGATCTCTTTTTCCTCGGTCCAGAATTGCTCTATTAACGAAAGTTTTATCTCTCCGGACAGTTGAAATGCAAAACGGAGGTTGTCGAACATCGACGCGGTTATGACGGTTCCCATTTCATAACGCTGCGATATGGCCTTTCCAGATACGGCATTAGTTTGGCGCCCCATCATTTCGTCATTAACGCCGGCGGTCCGTTCGATGTATTCGGCATCTTGCCCCATGAGCATGACGTGTTCTTCGACCAGGCGCGTCTCCTTATTGACAATGACCTCAGATCCACGCTTTTTCCTAACGAGCCCATCCGGCCGGTCCAGCTCGCTTTTGAAATCGTCCCAGTCGTCGGTGGCATCGTCATCGGCAATGGTCTGATTGGTCTGCAGGATGAAAAGGGCCTTTGACCGTCTTTTGTTTAGATCCTCCTGGGGATCGCGTAACTGTCTGATTATTCCATAAGGCGTGTTGTCGGTCTTTTTGCGATAGGCAACAACGGGGATGAACGGAAATCGGTTGTGATTATATGGGCTCTCCTGGTTGGCCAGGGCGCCGGTGGAGCAAAACAGCATACAATAGACTTGCATGCGGATTGCATCATACAAACTTGCATATCCGCCATTGACTAAATAATTATGGTCCTCATCGGCTTTATCGAAGCGCACGCCGTTTAGCGAGCCCAGCTCCGGGCCTTTCATGATTTTGGCTCGCATTGGGAGACGATACCAGCCTTCGACCAGTCGAACGCGGGAACGATAATACGGTGTGTCAATTCCATGCCATTGATCGAGGAGAAAACCCTGCTCGCCTTCGACCGGGGAAATATCCAGTCCGGTCATTTCCTCATCATGGTAACTATGGTCATTGATCGCCGCGGCCTTGA